CGCCGCCGAGGACAAGGCCGACACCCTGACGTCCATCACCCTGGGCGCCTACAAGCTGATCAAGACCGTCGAGATCACCGCCGACGTCGAGGCCATGGGCATTGACGCCTTCGAGGCGTGGCTGGTTTCACGCCTGGCGAACAAGATCGAGAAGGCCATCGACGCCGGCATTATCAACGGCCTCGGCACCACCCAGGCTACCGGTATCCTGACCGTGAAGACCCAGGCTGACTGCACCTTCACCCGCGCCGGCATCAAGTGGACCCAGCTGGCCGCGATCCCGGGCGAACTCGGCGGACAGTACCTGAACGGCGCGAGCTTCGTGATGAACCCCGCCCTGTTCTTCGGCAAGGTGCTGGGCATGGCCGACAGCGCCGGCAACCGCGTGGCGGTCCTCGATCCCCAGGGCCCGGCGAAGTACAACGTGCTGGGCTTCCCCTGCATCCTGGACGGCAACATCACCACCGCCGACATCCTCTTCGGCGACCTGAAGGCCTACAAGTTCAACTTCGCGAAGGCCGTCGAGGTCAAGAAGAGCGAGGAAGCCGCCTTCCGCACCGGTTCCGCTGTGTACCGTGCGATGTGCCTGGCTGACGGCAACCTGGCCGACGTGAACGCCATCGTGCGCTGCGTGGCCACCACCTGATGACACAACCGGGCGGCGGATGGAGATTTCTCCACTCCGCTCCGCTCCGGTCGAAATGACAATGAGGGGCGCTCCTTCGGGGGCGCCTCCCGCTTTTCAAAAGGAGTGCTGACCTGATGAAAGTTTTGATCGCGATCCCCTGTATGGACTACCTGGAAGCCGACTTCACGGAGAGCCTGACGAACATGCTGAACGCCTACAAGGGCGAGGTTGACGTCAAGTACCTGAAGGCCTCCCTCGTGTACGACGCGAGGAACCAGCTGGTGAAGTACGCCAGGGAAAAGGGCGGCTATGATTTCGTGCTGTGGCTGGACAGCGACATGACGTTCGAGCCGGACCTGCTGGACCGGATGCTGGAGGACATCGAGGGGAAAGAGACAGGCGAACGCCTGCAGGCGGTGACGGGCCTGTGCTTCGGCAGGAGGCCCCCGTTCAACCCGTGCATCTACAGCGAACTGGACGTGAAGATTGAGGGCAAGGTGATCACGCCTTCCAGGACGGTTTACGAGAACTATCCGCGGGACAGCGTGTTCGAGGTGGAAGCGTGCGGCTTTGCCTGCGTGCTGATGCGGATGGACATGCTGGAAGCGATGGGCATCTACGGCGTCCCGTTCTTTCCGGTGGCCGGGCTGGGCGAAGACCTGACCTTCTGCTGGAGGGCGCGGAAACTGGACATCAGGTTCCACTGTGACAGCCGGCTGAAGATCGGCCACATCATGCGGGTCTCCGTGGATGAAGCGTTCCGGGACCAGCTGATGGGGACCGTGCCGGCGAGGACTTGACCATCCGCTGCCTCCGGGCGGCGTTTGGCAGGGCGGGAAGGCAGCACTCGCCCGCCCTTATTTCTGATTTGAGGTGATGACATGCTGAAGGAAGCGAAAAAGGCGCTGCGGGTCACGATCGATCACTTTGACAGCGAGATCGCGAGCCTGCTGATGGCCGGCGCGAACGACCTGGAGATCGCGGGCGTGGATCTGCCCGGCACGGTGACCTTCACGATCGGCACCGATGACGGTGTGGCGGACGCGAGCACGCTGACGGATCCCCTGGTGATGCGGGCGATCATCACCTACGCGGCGATGCGGTTCGGAAATCCGCCGAATTATGACAAGCTCGCGGACGCCTACGAGACGCAGAAGGTGCAGCTGATGCACGCCACCGGATACACGGACTACGGCGAGGATCCGGAGCCTGAAGCGGATCCGGAGGACGGTGACGGGACATGATGAAATCGAACGTTGTGGACCTGATCAGCGTGGATCCGAGGGTGACGGGCGTAGGCACGGAACCGGCGGAAACGAAGCGGACGGTGTACTGCACGGTGAAGTCCATCGGCATGCAGGAAGCCTATCAGGCGATGGGTGTCGGACTGAACCCTGAGCTGAAGGTGATCCTGGCCCACGACTTCGAGTACGGCGGGGAAGACCTGTGCGAACTGAACGGCCAGAAGTTCCGGATCATCCGGAGCTACATCACGGAAACGGACGGGATCGAGCTGACGCTGCAGCGGGTGGCCGGAAACGCGCTGCCTGTGCCGCCGGCGCCGGAGACCACCGTGTCCACGGCTGAGGGGGTGGGCTGATGCCGAGCGAGTACGAGGCCCTTGTGGCCGCGCTGAAGCTGACGGACATCCCCTTCGCGGAGTACGGCTGGAAGACCCGGCCGGAAGGCGCCTACGGCGTTGTGCAGCTGGACTTTGAAGCGGGGCAGATGAACGGGGACGGCGAGAAGCTTGACCGGGTATGGGAAGGCAGCGTCGACCTGTTCTACCCGAAGCTGACGGACCGGGGCGACCTGATCGACGCGGTGGAGGAAACGCTGACGGAGATCCTCGGCAACAGCTGGGAGCTGAACAGCACCCAGTATGAGCGGGAGACCGGGCTGTTCCATGTGGAATGGGCGTTCCAGGTGCTGCACAGCGAGGAAGAGGAAGAGCCCGAAGGCGGTGAGCAGGATGCCGTACACGATGAAGGTTGACGGAATGGAAGAGGTCAGCGCCCTGCTGGACAAAATGCAGGAGCGCGCGCCGGCCGCCGCGGCCAGGGGCCTGTATGAAGGCGCCGGGGTCATGGCGAACGAGGTGCGGAAAGGGGCGGAGTCCATCAGGACGGCGCCCTTTCATTATGTCCGCGCCGGCACACGGCTTCCGTCTCCGGAAGAGAAGTCCATCGTGACGCAGGCCTCCGCCGGTATCGCGAAATTCAGCAAGACCGGTTCGGAGGTGGACACCTCCGTGGGCTTCCGGAACGCCGGATACGCCCAGCTGAAAGGGAAGACGGTCCCGATCCCCAAGATCGTGAACGCGATCAACTCAGGGACCAGCTTTATGCAGAAACAACCTTTTGTCCGGAAAGCCGCGAGATCCGCAGCGCCCAAGGCGATGGAAGCGATCAAAAAGCGCATCGAGGCGGAGTTTGAGGCGATGGGCAAGGAATAACTGGAGGAAAACGATATGAATGCTAATGTTGGTATGCAGTACCTGGTGGCGGCCACGGTAGCCACCTATACCCCCGGCACCAGCATCTCCTACTCCGGCGGCACGAACTTCGCCGAGGCGGTCAGCGCGTCCCTCTCCTGGGAGCGGGCGGACGGCCGGTTCTACGGCGATGACGTGGAGCTGGACAGCGACAACGGGGTGCTGGGCTACACGCTGGACATCGAGCCCAGCGGCCTGAGCGACACGGCCCGCGGCCTGCTGCTGGGCGAGACGGTCAGCACCGGCGAGTACACCATCACGGACAAGGCGGCCCCGGACGTGGGGATCGGCTATATCCGCGTGATGCGCGACAAGGGTACCACGAAGTACGAGGGCTGGTGGTTCTACAAGGCGAAGTTCGGCGTGAGTTCCGAAGAGACCCGGACGAAGGAGCGTTCCGTCGAGTGGCGCGTTCCCACGATCCAGGGCGTCGGCGCCGGCATCCTTCTGGATGCTACCGGCACGCTCAGCTTCGCGAAGCATAAGACCTTCGACACCTTCACGCAGGCGAAGACCTGGGTGAACGGCTGCGCCGGAATTTCCTGACCTGCCAAACGGGGGCCCCTTCGGGGGCCTCCTGCTTTTTGAGTTAAAGGAGTGCTGAAACATGGCGAGTATCACGCTGAACGGAAGGGAGATCCCGCTTTCCTACAAAACGCGGGAGATGAAGACCCTGCAGGAGGAAGTCGCGCCGCTGGCGCAGCTGATGAACCGGATCCTCGGCAGGGCGTCGGATGAAGACAACGAAATGAGCCTTTTCTGTACACCGGAGCACCTGGACGCGGTGGCGAAGACGGTCCGGATCCTTGGCAACGCCTGGCTGCGGCGGGAAGGGAAGGAGCAGGACCTGACGGACGACCTGATCCTGGACTGGATGGAGACGGACCAGGTGGGGGACGCGGTGAGGGCCTGCGTCCTGACGATCAACCGGGCGAATGAATCGGAGATCCCGGATAATCCGGACGACGGGCCGGTGGACGTGACCCTGGAGCAGATGAAAAAAAAAGAAACGAAGGAAAGCTGACCTACCGGCTGGTGGTCAGCCTGGGCCTGATCGCGGGACTTGGGCTGGAAGAGGTTAACGAAACGGAGCCCGGCGAGGTGATCGACCTTTTTATATACCGCAGGAATTACGACGATCAGCAGCACGGAATAACGAGAGGGTGAGCACATGGCAACAAGCGGCGTAAACGTCAAGATGGGCGTCTCCGGCATTGCGCAGTTCAAGAGCGATATCAACAGCGCGAAGAGCAGTGTCAAGACGCTTGAGGCGCAGCTTGCCCTGACGGAGAAGGAATTCAAGGCGACCGGCGACGCGGAAGCCTACATGGCCAAGAAGAGCGGCGAACTGCAGGCGAAACTGAACGCGCAGAAAAAGGTTGTCGCCAGCACGGAGGAAGCCCTGAAGGCGATGGAAAAGAACGGCGTCGACCGTTCCACCAAAGCGTACCAGGACATGTACCGGCAGCTGCTGAAGGCCAAGGGCGGCATGGCGGACACCCAGGCGGAGATCGCCAAGCTGGGGACGGACACCGCGACCGCCGCGGACAACACGGACAAGATGAACGACCAGCTGAAGCAGATCGGCAAGGGCGTTTCCTTTGAGAACGTGACCAGCGGCCTGAAGGACGTGATCAGCAAGCTGGAAAACGGCGCGAAGGCAGCGATCAACTTCGGGAAGAAGGTCGCCCAGAGCGCGATGGGTTCCGCCGGATGGGCGGACGAGACCCTGACCACGGCCACCAAGTACGGCGTGGACGCGGAGACCATCCAGCGGATGCGGAACGTGGCCGAGTTCATCGACACGGACGTGGACACGATCCTGGGGGCGAAGAGCCGTCTGGCGAAGAACAAGGGCAACCTGGCGGAGCTCATCGGCGTGGAAACCAACGGCATGAGCGTGGACGAGGCGTTCTGGAAGGCCGGCGAGGCCATCATGAACCTGACCGACGAGTTCGAGCAGGAGGAAGCCGCCCAGAAGGTCTTCGGCAAGGGATGGCGCGAACTGGTCCCGCTGTTCACCGCCGGGCAGGAGAAGTACAACAACCTGATGGCGGAGCAGAACGTCCTGAGCAATGAGCAGGTCGAGAAGCTCGGCGAGGCGGACGACGCCTTCAAGAAGATCGAGCAGGAAGTCGAGCGGATGAAGAACCAGTTCTGGGCCGAGAACGCCGACAAGATCACGGACCTGCTGCAGTGGGTGGTGGACAACAAGGACGCGGTGGTCACGGCGCTGGGCGCGATCGCCGGGGCCTTCGGGCTGCTGAAGCTTGGCGAGGCGGCCGCCAACGTGACGAAACTGCTGAACGGGCTGAAGGGCCTGGGATTCGGCGGGGCCGCGGACGCTGCGGGCGGCGGAGGCGGCGGCTTTATCGGGAAGACCATCGCGAAGGTTACCGGCGGGGCCGGGCTGAAAGGCCTGGTGGCGGCGAACGGGGCGAGCCTGCTGGCGCCTTTTGCGGCGATTGCCGCGGCGGTGACGCCGGCGATGCTTGCCCAGGGCGCGGACGAGCGCCGGTGGGCGGCACAGAAGGAAACACGGCTGACGGCGGCCGCGTCGATGAGCAGCGGGGACAAGGCGTTCCTGATCGCGGCGGCGGAGGCGCTGGACCAGCACTACCGGACGACCGGGGACTCCGCGGCGCTGCTGAAGGGCCTGGAGAGCCGCGGGACGATTGAGAAGGCGAAGCTGCTGGGCATGCTGGCCGGGGAGAGCACCTCCTACGGGAACAACGCCGAGATGGAGCTGCTCCGGTTCTGGCAGAGCGGAGGCGAAGGCTGGGACCAGGCGCGGACGGACGCGCTGCTGACCACGATCACGGACAGCTATGTGAAGATGGCAGCGGTGGCGGACACGCTGAACGGCACGGCGGACAGCCAGACGAAGGGCAACAGCGAGATGACGGCGGCCGCGAAGGACCTGCAGGGCCTGCCGGGCATGGTGGGCGAGGCGGTCAGGACCGCGATGAGCAACGTGAGGATCTACCTGGACGGCACGGCGATCACGCAGCGGGTGAACACGGGCCTGGCGGCGACAGTGAAGTAAAAAAGCGGAGGCGATCCGATTGATTCTGAGCAAACGCGTGGCGCTTGGCGGCCAGCAGCTGGACGAGCTGCACGAGCGGATCGTGATCCGGTCGGTGGATCCGGGCGTACCGCATGAGAATATTGAGAGCGTGAACCGGATGGGCGGAAGCGGCCAGCGGATCACGGGGGCCCACTGGGAGACGCTGGACGTGACGGTGGGCTTCGCGATCGATATCCCGAAGTACAACATGGCGGAGCGCCGGGCGGTGTTCGAGAGCGTGACCGCCTGGGCCCTGCGGAAGGGCTGGCTGACGGTGAACTGGCTGCCGAACCGGCGGCTGTATGTGGACAAGGTGATCATCCCCAACAGCGGGGACCTGTGGGACTGGACGAGCGAGTACACGATCACGTTCCGGGCTTACAACGTGCCGTTCTGGCAGGATGAGCAGCCGACGCAGGCGGTGAGCGGAACGGTGTCCTCCGGGACGCTGCAGCTGGCGGTGGGCGGGAACATGCCCTCGCCGCTGGAGATCACGTTCCGGAACCGGAGCGGCATGACGATCGACAATTTCACGGTGTCGGCGGGCGGGAAGACACAGCAGCTGACGAACCTCGGCCTGGGCGGGACGGCGACACTGCAGTTCAGGCACGGGACGGACGGCCTGCTGCGGATCACCGCCGGCGGCGCGAACGTATACGGAAAGATGAGCGGGCACGACGATATCGTGGTGAATCCGGGGAACGTTTCCGTATCCTTCAGCGCTGACCGTGCCGGCACGTTCACGGTGCAGAGCTACGGGAGGTGGGCCTGATGATCCTGCTGAACGGCCACAGCCTGACGCCGGCGCGGAAGGTGCCGGTGGAGGCGCTGAGCCTGCAGCTGAAGGAGCGGGACTCCTCCGCGACGATGACGCCGGCGGACATGACCGGGATCGGGATCAACAGCTGGTTCCGGGACGAGACGGAGCCCGGGGCGAACATCGTCTGGCGGGCGAAGAGCATCAGCCAGGCCTACGCGACGGACACGCCCACGGTGCAGCTGGAGCACATGATCAACAGCCTGCGGGACAGGATCCTGTTCGGCGAGGTGACGCCGGCGACGATCACCGGGAACAAGAAGGCGACGACGTGCACGGCGGAGCAGGCGGTGAGGTACATCCTCCGCCAGCAGAGCGACTGGGTGCTGGGCACCTTCGGGTACAGCGTGAGCAATCCCTACAAGTTCGACGGGGATTCGCTGTTTGACGCGCTGGAGACGGTGACGAAGAGCCTGACGGACGCCTGGTGGTCCTACGACATGACCGTGTACCCCTTCAAGCTGAACATCACCCGCAAAAACACGGACGTGGCCAGCGAGATGCGGGCCTCCCGGAACATCCGGACGATCACCAAGACCATCGACAAGACCGGGATGTACACACGGTTCTACCCGATCGGCAAAGACGATTTGCACATCGACGGGAACTGCGTGGACAAGAACACGAGCGTGTACGGCGTGGTGGCGAGGGTCGAAACGGACAGCTCGCTGGACACGAAGGCGGAGCTGCGGCGATGGGCGAACGAACGCCTGGAAAACCACTGCGAGCCGGTGGTGACCATCGACATCGAGGGCCTGGAACTGGCGGACGCCACAGGGGAACCCCTGGACCGGCTGACGCTGGGCCGGGTGTGCCGGGTGCCGCTGCCGGAGTACGGGACCACGATCCAGGAGACGATCACGGAGCTGAGCTACCCGGACAAGGTGCATTCTCCGGAGAGCGTGAAGATCACCCTGGCGAACAACCGGGAGGACGTGACGCACATCCTCTCCGAGGCGATCAAGAAGAGCGGCCGGGGAGGCCGGGCCGGCGTCAGGCAGTCGAAAGAGGACCACGCCTGGATCGAGGACACGGAGGACCATGTGGCCCTGTGCGCGGAGTCGATCATCGGGCGGGATCCCAGCGGCGTCGACTGGCAGCGGTTTTCCACGATCGTGGTGGACGGCGAAGGCATCCACCAGCGGGTGGAGAAGACGGCGGACGACGTGGTGGTCGCTTTCACGAGGATCGAGGAGAACGAGGACGCGATCACGCTGGAGGCACAGCGCAGGGTGGCCGGCGACGGCGAGCTGAACGGCAAGATCACCGTGCAGGCCGACCGGATCACCCAGGAGGTCACCTACCGGAAGGCGGGAGACGAGCAGCTGGCCGGGCGGATCACGGTGGAGGCGAACCGGATCACCCAGGAGGTCACAAACCGGACGAACGCTGACAACCAGCTG